CGAGAAAAGAATGGGTATACCCTCATCGATGGTGAGTGGTTTCAAGTTACAGCTGTGGAAGATGAATGGGATGTATTTAAAAAAGATTTGGAGCAGTTGTTTGATAACATTTCTGAACAACGATCCAAGATAGGGTTGCAACAACGCAAAATCTGGGAAATGGAATACGGATTACGAGTTGCATCAAAAGCATTAAATAACTCTCTTAAACTTACGCAGGATATTATTAACAATGAATTATGATAGGAAGGTTCCAGCTTTGTTACAATCTAAAACAAGCATTACTGAGTCAATCAGCATCTCTGTAAAAAGAGAATTCGTGGAGGGATATGTATTGTCCAGAAAGTTGCGAGACTTTGGTATAGACAATCCTATGTTAGTATCTGCCAATCAACCTGAACAGGCTGAGGATACATATGTTAAAGTAAAGGTGATAGTAGATGACAACACTACAGCGTAATGTGGTAGAGTACCAAGAGATTGATTTCTCGGATGGGTATCAAATTCGGTTAGAGCATATACATGAAAAGAAATATGATGTTCATACGATTACAGTGAAACGAAAGAACACTGATCTAATCTCTACGAAGAACCCACAGTATTCTGATATCCAATTTCATTTGGATACAGAGCACTTCAAACAATTTTGTCAATTTTTTAATATGATTAGCGGAGAAACATTATGATTTCAAGTAACAGCGGTATTGATTTTATTTCATTGGCAAGAGCATCTGGTGTAGATCCAGAAGCAATTATGCAAGAACCAGAGTTTGCAGAATATATGCGTGGTTATCTTTCGGAGAATACAGCAACTGTAACCTTTACGAAGAAAGACGGCACTACTCGTGTAATGCGTTGCACTCGTGATAGCAATCTTATTCCATCAGAGAAGTTGGCGAAGGAAGATCCAAACAAACCAGCTAAGGTTCCAACAGGCGATGCAGTTCAGGCATTCGATTTAGATATCGGTGAATGGCGTGCATTTAACACTGGCAACATTACTCGCATTGAATGGGCACAACTATGATTACATTTGACACAACAAAAGAAGAATATATTGCAGTTTTGGAAAACGAAGTAGAAACATTGCGTCGTTACTACTATAATCCGCATGCTGAAGGCACTGGTCATTTTAATACAACGATTGGTGTATTGGAAATGCGTATCAAAGAATTGAAGGAACAAGTATGACACAGTCAGTTTCCAGCACAATAGATCGCCAGAAGATCAAGAAAATGCTTGCTGAGATTTCCAGTAGCATGACACGAATTGAAGCAGAACGAGATTTGATCCGTGAAACGATCAAGGAAATGTCTGATCAGTTCCAGCTACCAAAGAAAACTCTAAACCGAATGGCTAAGGTTTATCACAAACAAAACTACAACCAAGAAGTTGCAGACCACGAAGAATTTGAAACACTCTACGAAACAATCGTTCAGGAGAAGAACAATGGGTAAGATCGCCATCGCAGTTGTAGTTATTATTGCACTACTAATCCTAATGCCAATTGCAACTATCTGGTCTCTCAACACTCTCTTCCCTGCTCTCGCAATTCCTCTTACATTCGACACTTGGATTGCTGCAGTTGTTCTAGGAGGAGTCGTAGGTGGCACGAATGGGCTATCTTTCAAGTCAAAATAATGCTTGCCTTTAATTCGGATCTATGGTATAATTATATTCTAAGGAGGTAATTTACCTATGGCTACGACTGCAAAACGCAAAGCACAAGTTGCAAAAGTTGAACGGATGATGAAGGGTTCGGAAGTTTCCCTTCATCCTGATACATACAAACGAGATTTCATTATTGCGTTGAATTACTACAATTCAAACCATGATGACAAAGACAAGAAGAAATGGCTAATCAGCCATGTTGCACAGACTGACAAAAAACAGGCAGTTGAACTACTAAAGATTGACGAGTATCAATTTCGCTACGCAGGTATCCTTGCTAGGATTTCCGATGGTGGTTCCGAACTACAAGAGAAGGAAGCATTGTATCTCGAAAACGAAATTGCTCGGTTGAAGAAATTTGTTCACAAGCCAGTTGTTGTGAAGGTTGAGGAAGCAAAACCAGTGACCAATGTAATCAGCATCCAAGAGCGCATGCTCGACAAAGCCAGAGAAGTTGCTGGTGAGATGGATGGTTTGCTTGACGACTTTGTATTGTTCGACAAAACATTCGATCCTAAAGATATTCTGAAGAGTATGAGTGTTGCTGGACCGATTGCAAAACTGATCGCACCAATGTATGATAGTCAAATCGCTGAACTGAAGGAAGTTCTTGAAGGTGAAGACGAACAGTTGGTAGAAGGTTACTCGCATATGAAACGAACTAAGATCAAGAAGTTTCTTGCTCTGGTTGAGTCTATCAAAGATGCCTGTGGCTTGCAAGTTCAAGTAGCCAAAGCCAGTCGTATGCCACGCAAGCGTAAAGAGAAACCAGCTGGTGTAGTGGTTGCCAAGATGAAGTTTAAGAAGGAAGATACCGAGTACGGCATCAAGTCTGTGATTGCTTCATCGATCGTGAACAGTCAAGAGTTGTGGGTGTTCAATACCAAATACAAGAAACTGCAGGTGTATCGTGCTTCAGATCCGAAAGGATTATCCGTCAAGGGTACTACTGTAATCGGCTTCGACCCAAGCAATTCTGGTAGTCGTACACTGCGCAAGCCAGAGTTGGTTTCCAGCTACCAAGGTATGGGTAAGCGACCAATCAACTCTGCGTATAAAGCATTGACAACGAAAGAGCAAGCAGTCAATGGTCGCATAAACGAGGAGTATTATTAAAGAGAACTTTGAATTTACTAAAGAAACTAAAATTCCATTTATCTAAGTAGTCTATTGAAATGAGCTAAAGCTCATTTGTTCATCACTTACGTGATTCACATTTTATTTCTTATTTGTATTAGAGTAAATTGCGAAGCAGTTTTAATATTATCTAGATTAATCAGCCACACTTCGCCCTGCCGGGCGAAATGAAATTGTGAACATTATCTGAGTAGCACAACCACTTAGTGTTATGGCATTACAGAGGCGGTCATCCTGTACCTCGAGCCATGTCTTCATATGACGGCAGTAAACAAATATACACTAACATACTTGCTTACGTAGGGTTTTTCTCCCTTCTTTTAGCCTTTGTTGAATTCTTTTCAAATAGCGAAACCAGTTATAGGCATATCTGATCTACGTCCTGTTAAGGATAGTCGCTAAGTGCTCTGTACAGCGCAGAGTCTTCCGTCCCCGTTATTATCCGGTTGTCGCTAGGCACCCGATTTTTAGCCGGTGCGAGCTTTTAACTGTGTTACTTTGCCAGGGATTTGATTATGTGAGAGCCATGTACACGGACTTGAATGTGTCCGTTATAATATTCGTCTGATTCTAATACTTTACGATCAAACTGTTCTTTTGCTTCGACGTATGATGTATGTGCCTTGCTATTGCAGTAGTGCAATATCTCTCTTGTGAATTTGTCTTTGCCTAATGCTTCTATGTCTGCTGTTAAATTTGGACTTGAGCCATAATATGTTTGCCAGTCGCTGTCTATTTTACCGCGAATTTTCTTTTTCTTCTTGATGCCGTTCTTTTGTTTAACGACTTTGTAGGTTGTCTTACTAAACTTTGCTAATTTTTTACCGATATACTTACGCCCTGTTACTGTGTTGGTAATAATATAAACAAAACCAACACAGTCTTCAGGGAGTTCTTCAACGATGGTACCTTGATAGTACCAAGACATTAAACCGCCTTGGCGTCTTTACGAGCATTCTTCTCTGCTGTAATTTCGTTACGACGGGTCTTTACTGCTTTCGCTAGCTCTGCTAGCGCCTTGCGAGCGCGAGTACCAGCGGCGTTATTGCCTTTGACAAACTTATCATCTTCCGCTTTCCATGCTGCCAAGTTGTCTTCGATTAGTTTAATTGTATCACTCATTTGTTAAATCCTTTGTAGTTTGTCTTCGTGGCTTAGGTCCTTTACGAACGTAACCCTTCTCTTTCCATTCGGCAACATTTTTTTGACGTATTTCCCATTGTTCTTGGTTAACTTTGTCGTGAATTTGTTTACCTGCTTTTAAAAGAGCTTTCATTGCTTTACGAACAGCAATAGCATTTGCTCTAATAGAATTTTCCTGCCAGTTATGATACGCTCGGTGATAATCTAATATTAGATCAATGAACTCGTCGTGCTCTTTATCTAGCATATTACTTACACCGCGGTCTCAACTATATCAGCATCATTTGAATAACTGGTAAAACCGTTCTCTTTAATTACTCTAAGTATGCTGTTTACCCTACTAGCTAATTCGTCTTTGTGACTGATTAGATATATGTTCTTATCGCGTTCACGAGCCATTTTCTTTAGGATTCCTAGCCCAGCTTCTACACCTGCG